ACTATTGGGTTCCTGGCTTCAGTGCAGGCTGGGTAGCAGGACATACATTTGAAAACTTCCCAAGCAAGCCATACTTAACACCACGTGCTGATAGTGTTGAAGTATGGAAGTCAATGATTAACAGTGACAAAGTTAAAGTTGGTATTCGTTGGGCAGGTAATCCTAAGTTTGAACATCAACAGTTTAGACGTTTCCCCGAAAACTTCATCACTAACTTAGCAAAGTATCCTGAGTTACAAATTTACTCACTACAAAAGGATCACAACTTAGTACAATTACCAGAAGGTGTAACAGACTTACAACACTTCTTAATAAGTTGGGAAGATACAATGGCAGCTATTGCTAACTTGGATATCGTTATCACAAGTTGTACAAGCATTGCACACATTGCAGCCGGCATGGGTAAAGAAACATGGGTACTGGTTCCTGTATTACCTTATCATACTTGGACATATAAGAGTCCAGAGAATAGAGGTAGTCCTTATTATGAAACAGTTCGTTTGTTCAGACAAACAACTAAGAGTAAGTGGAACGACACATTCCAATTACTATACAAAGAGTTAGAAGAAAAATTCAATCTACAACATATTGAACAACCAGATGAGGATCGTGTAACTAAACGATTGAACATGGGTTGCGGTCTTAAGAAGATTGAAGGCTTTGTCAATGCAGACATTAGTCCTAATGTTAAGCCAGACCAAATCGTTGACTTCAACAAATTCCCTTGGCCCTTTGCTGACAATGAATTTGACCATATCGTTGCTAAAGATATTTTAGAACACTTGGGTGATACTAGTGCCGACTTTATCAAAGCAATTAAAGAGATGTATCGTATCAGTCACAATGGCGCTATTTGGGAAGTACAAAGCCCACACTGGCGCTGTGATACAGCACTAGACGATCCAGACCACAAACGCTTAATCACTATGGGTATGTTTAACCTGTTCAACAAGCGCATGTTGTTAGAGAAATTGCAAAAGGATCAAAGCGATAGCGCATTGGCATTTGAACATGATATTGATATTGAAATCTGTGATATGCAGTTTGATTACACTGATCCTTGGCAAGAGAAATTGCGTAAGCGTGAGATAAGTCAAGATGAACTCAATTATGCGTTGAATCACTTCAATAATGTCGCACTTAGCGCAAAGTATTTGATACAAGTACATAAGCCAGGTCGTATTGACTTTGAAGAATTTGAGCGTTTAGTAAATGAAAAGCTACAACAACCTCTTAAATTAACCACTGAGTAATATGTACAAATTCACTATGGATTTTAACTATGGTGGAGGTGCAAAGCAAAACATTGGGCACATCATTAGTAAGTTTGGTGTGCCCAATACTATTGTAGAGATAGGAGTTTTTGAAGGTGGCACTACATTCTGGCTAAGTGACGAATTAGTTAAATACAATCCAAACACAAAGATATACGCAGTTGATCCTCATGTGGGTAGCAATGACATGAGCGAAAATCCTGTTGATGTTCAAAGCAATTTTGCACATAATCTAAGTATAAACACTAATAAAAACGTGGAGTACATACGCAAACACAGCGAAGATGGGTTAATTGATTTAATTAATCAGGGTGTTAGACCAGAATTGATTTACATTGACGGTGACCATAAGTCAGCCGAAGTATTGACTGACTTAGTATTGAGTTTCAAATTGTTAGTTACTGGTGGTGTTATACTATGTGATGATACGGGCGACTGGCAATACACAGATAGTAACGGAACAACTGCCGCACAAATGAGTCCTAGAATGGCAGTTGAAATGTTCATGGCATGCAACTGGCATAAACTTAAGCCATTGGCATTGCCTAACACAGGACAAACAGCTTTTATAAAAACATGTTAAATTTATATCGTAGCAATAACATGCAGGTTGAATCTGCATATGTAATCACTGTCAAGGGTAATAGTAGCAGTGAGAAATTCTCACAAGAATGTCAGGATAGTTGCAGAAGTGTAGGTATGCCAGTTAAGAGTTGGGATGCATACAATGGAATCAATCCAGGACCTATCATTGAACCTGAACACAGCAAGAACGACAGCATCATGGGTATGCTTAAAATCACTGACCACTATCTAACACGCGGTGAAGTAGCATGTGCCTTAAGTCATATTAGTTTGTGGGTGCATTGTGCCAAGATTGACAGACCTATTGTCATACTAGAACATGATGCTATCATGGTCAAACCTTTCTTAGAACAACAACAATACAACTCAATTGTATATCTAGGTGGTAGTGAGTGGGCACAACAAGGTTGGAAGATATATCCTATACCACCTCATGCTAGTGAAGGGCCTAACTGGTTGTTTATCTGTCGTGCCCATGCATATTCTATTGACCCTGCTATGGCTAAGAATCTATTGAGTTATGTTATCAAACACGGCATCAATGCCCCATTAGATATCATGTTAAGAGCAGACTTGTTTAATATCAGTCATCAAGGATTATTTGCGTATGACCAAATGCGTAGTAAAGAAGATACTACAATCGCATCACGACCGTTTGAAGGCCGTACTACTAAACGAAATGATAAACTAGAATGGTAACAAGAAACGTTGTATTCAGTTATTATAATTTTCAAATTAATCCTGATATTGCAAATTATAAAGAACAAGTCATGTCAAAATTAATAGCAAATACAGCTATAGAATACATGCCATTACAATATAACGCTAAGGACGGGGATATATACCCTGACCAAGTTATTAACTACGGGCTAAACGAACTATTCTATAATCAAAACTACGACAATGTATTGGTGCTTGATATTGATTGTATTCCATTAAGTACTGATGCAATGCATTATGTATTTGAAAAAGCAAATACAGGAGTTCTTATAGGTAACGCACAGCGTAGTCATTATATAGAAAATAATGAGCATATTTTTATAGGTTCTAGTTGTATTTGTGTTAACAAAATTGTATATGAACAACTAGGAAAACCTAGTATGGGACCCACAAGTAGAGGGGATATAGGTGAAGAATTCACTTATCTAGCAGAAGAAAAGAATATTCCAGTTGAGATTTTCTATCCTCAGTCATATGAAGCAAGTCCTTATGGAGCAACTAGCTGGGCACTAAAGGGTGATTTACCACATTACGGTATCGGCACTACCTTTGAAAAAGCTGATAAAACACCCATGTATTATCACTTATTTGAATCACGCACTAACCTTCATGTTGATAAATTCGTAAGCAAATGTAAATCAGTGTTAAATACACTGTGATTAATGTATTTCAACTAAACTATGATGCCAGACTACGTAGCTGGTACGAACTCAGAACAAAAATAGAATCTTTAGATACTGAAACCAAATGTGTAGAAATTGACCGTTGGTGGCAACAAGCGCCACTTGTCAATCACCATTTACACATTTTGGACAGTAATACTTGGCCCGGACCTTGGGATCTTTTGGTAGAAAACACCTATTGTACTGTTGCAAGAGCACTGGGAATGTGTTATACTCTACTTCTGACAGGAGAAAAAGATATAGAATTGGTTGAAGCAACGGATAAAACGGGTGACGATGTGGTATTAGTCCTGGTTGATAACGCAAAATATATACTTAGTTATTGGCCCTCAACGGTGCTAAGTAATACACTAAGCGATTTTACCATTAAGCGTCATATTGATGCATCACACTTACAACTAAAACTATAACAGGGAATACAATGAACATTAACGTAGTTAAACGAAGCGGCGAAGTAGTACCACTAGATATAGCAAAAATACAAAGACAAGTAGCATACGGGTGTAGAGGGATAGATAATGTCAGCCCAAGTATGATTGAGATTAAAGCACAAATTGAATTACACGACGGTATAAGTACCGAAACAATCGATGAATTATTGCTCAAGGCAATGGTTAATTTGATTGATGAAACAGAGAATCCTGACATTAATAATGTCAATTATCAATATGTAGCTGGCCGTCAAAAAGTCAGTATGCTACGCAAAGAAGTATATGGAACATACACACCTCCCCCATTATATGATATTGTTGTAAAAAATGTTGAATTGGGTATGTATACCTCTGAATTATTAGATTGGTATACAAAAGAAGAATGGGATATCATTGATTTGTTTTTAGACCACAGCAAGGACGAAAATTACACTTATGCGGCTATCGCACAATTGGCAGAAAAGTACTTAGTGCAGAACCGTGCTACTGGTCAAATATTTGAAAGTCCGCAAGTAAGATATGCAATAGCAGCCGCCACTGCTTTTCATAATGAACCCAAAGACAAAAGATTAAAGTATGTAAAGGAATATTATGAATGTGCTTCGGACGGTCATTTCACTCTTGCTACTCCTGTTCTTGCTGGACTTGGGACTACTACTAAACAATTCAGCAGTTGTGTTCTTATCACTAGTGACGATACTCTTGACAGTATTTTTGCCGCCGGGGAAATGATGGCTAAGTATGCTAGCAAACGTGCTGGCATAGGACTAGAGATTGGCCGTATTCGCCCACTAGGTGCACCTATTCGTAACGGTGAGATTAAGCATACCGGTATGATCCCATTCTTAAAGAAATGGTTTGGTGACTTGCGTAGTTGCAGTCAAGGTGGTGTACGTAATGCAAGCTGTACAGTTACATTCCCTGTATGGCACTATCAGTTTGAAGATTTGATTGTATTAAAGAACAATCAAGGTACAGAAGAAACACGTGTACGTCAAATGGACTACAGTGTTGTAGTCAATAAGATGTTTTGGAATCGTTTTGCTAAGAATGAGAACATTACATTGTTTGATCCACATGATGTACCAGACTTGTATGAAGCATATTATAGAGACAGTGAAGAATTTGAAAAACTTTATACAATGTATGAAAGTAAGCGTGGCATTAAAAAGAAAACATTGCCCGCAGTAGAAATATTTAAGAATGGAATACTAAAAGAACGTACGGATACAGGTCGTATCTATCTAGTATTCATTGATAACGTAATTAATCAGGGTCCGTTTGATACTAAACTTGATCCGATTTATCAGAGTAACCTTTGCCAAGAAATACTATTACCTACTAAGCCTTTTCAACGTATTGAAGACGAGGCAGGGCGCATTGCACTATGTACATTGGGCAGTGTGAACTGGGGTGCGTTTAAGACTCCCCAAGAAATGCGTAAGGCATGTAGAGTATTAGTGCGTAGTCTAAGTAATCTCCTTAGCTATCAAGACTTCCTCAGTATACAGAGTAAGTTAGCTAACTTAGATTTCGAACCTCTTGGTGTAGGGATTACCAATCTAGCTTATTGGCATGCAAAGCGTAATTTTAAATATGGTGAGCCAGAAGCATTAGCAGAAGTAAAGCGTTGGGTAGAACATCAAGCATACTATCTAACAGAAACAAGCGTAGAACTAGCACAAGAACGTGGTGCATGTCAACGTAGTCAACACACATTCTATGGTCAAGGTATATTCCCTTGGGAACGTAGAGCAGAAGGTGTTAATGAATTAACAGACTTTAGTCCTAGTATGGATTGGGAAAGTCTACGTGAAAAATTATTGAAGTATGGCATTCGCAATGCAACTTTAATGGCTGTGGCACCGGTCGAATCCAGCTCAGTTGTGTTAAACTCCACCAACGGAATTGAAATGCCGATGGAATTGATTTCTGTGAAGGAATCAAAGGCTGGTTCGTTTGTACAAGTCGTGCCAGAGTACAAACGTTTAAAGAATCGTTATCAATTAATGTGGGATCAAAAGGATTGTATTGAATACTTAAAGACTTCAGCAGTGTTGGCAGTATACATCGACCAGAGTCTTTCGACAAATACATTCTATAACCCTGCATACTTTGCTGAAGGTAAAGTACCAGGAACATTGATTGCTAAGAATCTAATGCTTGCATACAAATGGGGTATAAAAACTATCTATTATAGTTTAATTAATAAAGTAGGTAGCAAGGCAGCATTGCAAGAAGATAATATCATTCCGTTTGTTAAACAAGATATCATTGAGGATGAAGAATATTGTGAGAGTTGCGTACTGTGAAAGAATTTCCTTTTGAGTTAACCAATGACGAAAAGCTAAACTTGCTATTCACATATTATAAGATTAAGCCCATACCAATAGATGATGAAGATAAGCCAATGATTATCATGGCATTAAGCAGAGATGATATCATTACCGTTAGTATAGATGACGAAGATGGATTAGTGATAGAATATAAAGAAGAATATAATGAGTAAAGAACAATATGATTTAAGTAAGCAGACCAACTATCTAAAGCGCACAATGTTTTTAGATAAAGAAGGACCTGTAACTGTACAACGATTTGAAGAAGTTAAGTATCCAAGACTAGCTAAGTATGAAGAAACAGCACGTGGATTCTTTTGGGTTCCAGAAGAGATTAGTTTAACTAAAGATAAAATTGACCATAAAGATAGTAGCGATGCAATTAAGCATATCTTTACTAGCAACTTATTGAGACAAACTGCACTTGATAGTATTCAGGGTCGTGCACCTAATCAAGTATTCTCGCCAGTTATTAGTATCCCGGAACTTGAAGCACTAGTAAGCAACTGGAGTTTCTTTGAGACTAATATTCATAGTAAATCATATTCACATATTATCCGTAATGTCTATGGCGTACCCAAAGAAGAATTCAATAAAATTCACGATACAAAAGAAATTGTAGAAATGTCTAGCAGTGTAGGCAAATACTATGATGAACTACACAGAATAAATTGCCACAAAGAACTAAGCAGTGAAATGACAGGTATGGTTCGTGAAGAAGAACATATCAAAGCAATTTGGTTAGCATTGAATGCTAGTTATGCATTAGAAGCATTACGTTTCATGGTTAGTTTTGCAACAAGTCTTGCTATGGTAGAGAACAAGATTTACATTGGTAACGGAAACATTATCTCCTTGATATTGCAAGATGAATTATTGCACACTGAGTGGACAGCTTGGTTAATCAATAACGTAGTTAAAGATGACCCTAGATTTGTTATTGCTAAACAACAATGTGAACGTGAAGTATATGAGTTGTATATGGATGTTATCCGTGAAGAAAAAGAATGGGCAGATTATCTATTCAGCAAAGGCGTTGTGATTGGATTGAATGCTGAGATTCTTAAAGACTTTGTAGACTATACAGCTTTTAATCGGTTGAAAGATATCGGCATTAAATATAATGAGAATCACCCAAAGAATAGTCCTATTCCGTGGTTCAATAAGCACGTGAACATCAACAAAAAGCAAAGTGCTTTACAAGAAACAGAATCAACTAACTATGTTATTGGCGTTATGTCAGATGTAGTTGAGTATGACGAATTACCAGTATTATAAGGAACATTATGGAACAAAACAAATTACATGCAGAGATTGTTACCTCAGAAATAATAAAATTTTCAGAAACACGCGGTTACAAACAAGCAGTAGACAATGTAAAAAATGTCATGGCTAAGTTTGACCAGATTGAACAAAAACAAAGATGTTTAAGAGTTAGATTTTTGGATTGGCTAAGTGATAAACTATTGTCATGGTCTAAGAGTGTACATCAAATGTCTGTTAAAATTGACAGCCCATGTGTTATTAAATTACCAGAAAAGAAATAAGGAAAAGAATATGAAAGCAATTGTATGGAGTAAGTACCACTGCCCGTATTGCGACCAAGCAAAGGCATTGTTAGAGAGTAGAGGAATAGAGTTTGAAGAACGTAAGATTGGTGACGGATTCACACGTGAAGAATTATTAGAAGCAGTACCAACTGCTCGTACAGTACCACAAATTTTCTTAGATGATGAATATGTGGGTGGGTTCAATGAACTCAAAACAAAATTAACAGAAAGCATTTAATGGAAGTTGGAAAAACATATACGTTCAAATTGAACAGTGGCGAAGAATTGATTGCTAAAATAACAGAGTTACATGTGGGTCAAGGACATATTGTAGTAACAAACCCAGTTAGTATTGCTCCCGGACAGCAAGGAATGCAAATGATTCCAAGTATGTTCACAGCAGATATTGACAAAGAAATTAGACTAAATATAAGTAGTATCTCACTTTATGCTTATACGGATGAAAGTATTTCTGATAAGTATTTAGAAGCAACCACTGGTATTAAAGTACCGGAGAAAAAGATTATTCTAGGATAATAATGCCAAATTTAAGTCGTTTGGGTGACACGAATCAAGCGGGTGGCGCAATTATGCGCGGTGCCCCAACGGTTATTGCCAATGGTATCAAAGTCGGATTGCATGTCAGTCAGATTACTCCACACGGTCCCCCGCCCCATGATGCTGCCGTAACAACAAGCGCAAGCCCCACAGTATTTGCTGAGGGTGTTGCAGTACTACGTATCACTTCTGGAAATAGTTGTGGCCATAGTATTGTTGAAGGTAGTCCTGATATATTTGTACCATGAACTTAAACGGAAAACATACCCCATTAAATTTAAACTGTCTTGGATCATTAATTCAGAATTCTGGATTAACAATCAATACTACTGCGGCAGAGTATATGGGTTCAAGTACAGGACTATCAAATTACACTAAAGGCACAGTAGTCAGTCAAACTGTACTAGGAACAATAACTGATGTAATTAGATTAGCCTATCCTAAATATGTTGCTAATGCAATCTCTGGTACAGTTTATAATAATTTAATTAGTATAGGATCTACTACTATTCCTGCATTGGGAAATAGTAAACCTAGTACTTATACTAATAGTTATTCAGGCGAATTAACTAGTTATGGATTCTTAAGATTAATACCATTACAAGCACGTAATGAATTTTATGTTGATGGAACATTAAGTTATAGTAATTTTCTCAATACATTTG